ACACCAACCGCACCAATCCCCGCACAAGCAAAGCGCAACTTCGGCATGCCATCTGCCGGCGAGTTCATGGCTGCTTACCACATCGGTGGCGAAGTATGGCAGCGCGTAAACGCTGCAGCAACCGAAGTAGCAAAGTCACGTCAGACCGCATTGCAGGCCGCCGCTGGCGATTCAACCACCAGCGACACGCCGGGCCTCTTGAATGTCAACGTGTTGGGTCCCGTTTTCACTGACCTCAATTACATCAGACCAGTCGTCTCAGCTGTGGGCGCAAGGGCGATGCCAGACGGCGGAACGTCCAAGACCTTCATTCGCCCGACTTGGACCACACACCCATCAGTGGGATCACAAGGTTCTGAACTTGGTGGAGTTTCCGCAACAACACCAGTCATCGCAAGCAACGTCGTCACAAAGACGACTCTCGCTGGACAGGTCACACTGTCGGTACAAGACATCGACTTCACTTCGCCGGCGGCAATGGAAATTATCCTCAGGGACCTCGCCGGGCAATACATGTTGCAATCGGACGCAGTCGCTTGTGCAGGAATCCTTGCCGGCGACACCGCATCAGGATCTACATGGACAGTCACAGCAAACGACCCAACATCGCTCATCGCAGCCTTGTACGACGCAGCAACAGACATCCTTGCAGCAACCAACTTCTTGCCTGACCACATCTTTGTCAGCCCAGACGTATGGAAGAAATTGGGCAGCCAGTTGGATGTCGACAAGCGTCCAATTTTCCCATACACCGGCGCAGCTGGTCTCATGGGTGTAAACGGAATGGGCAGCGCAAACGTGACCATGATGAACACCTTCAACCCACTGGGCTTGAACTTGGTCGTGGACCGCGCATTTGCCGACAACACCATGGTCGTAGCTCGTGGTGCTGCTATCGAGTTCTATGAGCAGGTACGCGGAATCATGTCGGTAGAAGTACCAAGCACATTGGGCCGCACCTTCTCCTACTACGGATACGTCTCGACCTTCATCGCTGACGGCGATCAGGTCAAGTCCATCGCAATCGCCTAATCCCGAAAGGCGGTACCGCCATGGCGGTATTCACAGTTATCTCTCATCAGCGTCTGGACGATTACGCAGTCGTCCAGACCCTGACGGGAACTGACATTGAAGTCGGTCAAAGCATCACGCTGGCTGGTTTAGGCCACAGCCTTAACGGCACACAAGTGGTGCTCGACTGCCCCCAATACGAATACACGGGAGTCCTATCTGACACCGGTGAGCTGCACTTCAACTCAAGTGTGCCCCGTCCTAATCAGTTGCTATTCCGTAGCGTCGGCGCTGACCTTGACTTCAGCGCTGCATTGCCGACAGGCACTTGCACATGGACGCTGACCTGCACTTGGGTCACGGCTACGGACATCGAGGACTACGTGGGCATCGGCACAGCGTCCGCAGAAGAGGCTGCGTTCTTGACGCAGTGCGCTGCAGCTTGTAATGCGTTTGCGTATCGTCGCAGATACGAGGCGGGCTACCTGCAGGACAGTCTCACCACTGTTCCATCTGGTGACGTAAAGCTCGGGACCATCATGATTGGCGCTGCGTATTACAGGCAGAAGGGCGCATTCAATTCGATTGCCACCTTTGACGGCATGGGCGCACCACCGTCTACCGGTGTCACCCCAATGGTCATGCAGCTGCTCGGCATCAACCGTCCGCAGGTTGCGTAATGGCGTACACGGATCTATTCAACGAGGCGCTGGACGACCTCTCAACAACGCTGAACACCATCACAGGTTTACGCGTCGTCACAGATCCGAAAGCCATCAACCCACCGTGCGCGTTTATCGAGGCCCCATCATTTGAGGGCGGCAACTACAACATCGTCCGCATGACATTCCCAGTCCGTGTCATCGGCTCTGGTCCTGTGGATCTCAACGGTCTTCGTGTTCTGCTCAGCATCGCAGCTGGGTTGCTCACAAAGAATGTGGCAGTCCTTGACGGACGGCCATCAACACTTAATGTCGGCGGTCAGGACTACGGTACGTACGACCTCACAATTGCAATGCAAGCACAAACAGGAGCATCGTGAAACTAATCATCGTCTCAGAACTTGTCGGTACACCCGGCGATCAGTACGTCCCCGCTGAGGGGATTAACGTGGAGGCACTCCTAGAGGGTGGCTTCATAAAGCAAGAAAAACCAACTAAAGAAAAGTCAGAGGACTAATCATGGCAACATCAACCTATTTGACCAACCCAGTTGTCACGGTTAACTCTGTGGCGCTCACGGGGTTCTGCACAGAAGCAACAATGAATCGCGTACAGGAGTCAATTGACACCACCGCATTTGGCCAGACATCACGTGAGTACTCCTCCGGTCTTGCTAACAACGAAGTCACAATGACGCTGTTCATGACCTACGCAGCATCTGAGGTTTACGCAACCCTTAAGGCCCTTGTCGGCACCCGCACCACGGTGACCCTCAAGCCAACGTCAGCTTCACCGTCTGCAACTAACCCACTGCACACACTCACGGGCGCATACCTTGAGACACTCCCAGTGCTCACAGGCGCGGTCGGAGAGATGAGCCAGATTGACATCACTTTCACCGGTGGCGTTTATACCGAGGTTGTCGCCTAAGACTGTCCCAACAAAAGAGGAGAAACACAATGAAAATCACACTGCAAGTAGAAGAGAAAGACGGCGTCAAGTACGAAGTCACTACGAACCTTTTCTCGATTGTGGCGCTAGAGCGCAAGTTTAAGATCCGCGCATCTGACCTTGCTTCTGGCGTCGCAATGGAGCACCTTGCTTTCCTCGCTTTTGAGGGTGCAAAGCAAGAGGGCTTTACAGTGCCGGTGGCTTTCGATGATTACATCAAAGGTTTGGTCTCGGTTGACGTCGTGGAGGACGAACCGACAAACCCTACGCAAGGGGCAGTTACCTCCGCAGTCTCTGCGAGTTAGTCGTCGAGACTGGTTTCTGGCCTCACAACATTCCATTCGATACACAAGAGCTGCACACCGTCGCGGACGTGCTTGATAAAAGAAACAAGGAGCAACGCCGTGGCAAGTAGAACAGTAAACACAGACCTCAGCGTTGTTGGTGCTAAAGAAGCTCTTCGAGAACTAAACAAGATTGACAAGGTTGCGCGTCGCCAAGTGACCAAGGATTACGCGGGCATCGTCGAGACCGTCATCACTGAGGCGCGACAACTCACCCCAAGCCAGCCTCCGCTTTCAGGTATGAAGCATCGCTGGAATCCGGGCAACCGTGGCGACGTGTTCCCATGGGATGACGCCAAGTCTGACCGATCTATCAAGGCTTTTGTTTCTGGTAAACGCCCCCGCCAGTACGGTGCGTACACATCAGACCTTGCGGTGTTCGGTATTCGCTGGACGTCTTCCTCTGCGCTTGTTACTGAAATGTCAGGCCGTGGCCCTGTGCCTACTGCTAAGGGTCGCGAAATGGTTGACAACTTGACACGCCGTTATGGCTCGCCGGGCCGTTTTTTGTGGAGGGCATACCTTGCTCACCAAGCAGAAGTCGAGCGCCGTGTTGACATTCTCATCCGCGAAGTTATGCGCCGAGTGCAGAAAGACATCTAATGGCTATTCGTATCCCCATTGTCACCGAGTTCAACTCCAAGGGCATAAAGCAAGCAATCAAGCAGTTCAAGCAACTTGAGACCACCGGACAGAAGGCCCAGTTTGCATTGCGTAAAGCTGCTATCCCAGCGACCGCTGCCCTTGGCGGATTGGCTGCTGGATTGTTCGACGCAACCAAGGCCGCAATAGAAGATCAGGCTGCACAGAAAGCGCTGGCTCGTCAAATCCGCCGATCAACTAAAGCGACCGACGCACAGATTGCAGCCAATGAGGAATGGATTGAAACACAGGGCAAGTTGCTCGGCATCACTGACGACGAATTACGTCCAGCGCTTGCCGGTCTTGTGCGTGTTACTGGATCGGTGACCAAAGCCCAGAAGGCGACCCGACTGGCTATGGACATAGCTGCAGCTAAGGGCGTCAGCCTCGGCACCGTTACGAAGGCGCTTGAGAAAGCCTACGGAGGCAACTACAAAGCGCTCGGTCTCCTTGCTCCAGAGTTAAAAGGCATGATCAAAGAGGGCGCAACCCTTGAACAAGTCATGGAGAAGCTGAACAAGAAGTTTGGTGGCGAGGCTGCAGCTGCTGCTGAAACGACTGAGGGCAAGTTCAAGCGCTTACGAGTTGCGTTGGATGAGACCAAAGAATCTGTCGGCGAGGGGCTGTTGCCAATTGTTGAAGGCGCACTTCCTATCCTTCAGAAGTTTGCAGACTGGGCAAGCAAGAACCCTCAAGCGTTTCAGACAATTGCAGGAGCGATTGCTGCTATGGCTGCGGCCACGGTTGCGCTTAATGCGGCTATGGCTGTAAACCCATACGTCCTTGCAACAGCATTTGTGATTGGTCTGGCCGTTGCTTTTGAGCGTTTGTTTGACGCGTTGGACAACATCTCGAAAGTTGGCGGTCTCGCTGCACGTATTGCTGGCGCAATTATCGGCGCTCCGGGTGCAGCACAGAACCTTGTCGGCATGGGTCTTGAGTCCGTATTTGGTAAAGGTGGCAACCAGCCCATCGGACCATTGCCCGGAGGCACAAACATTGCTCCATCAATGGCCCCGACAATTGCAACTAACGCCAACCGTGGCGTCATGGTCACGGTCAACACTGGTGTCGGTGATCCAGTGAAGATTGGCAAGGAAGTCAACGACGTGCTGGACGCGTATCTCCGTCGAAGCGGCGGGAAGTAATGCCATACCCAGTCGGCAAGGTTGAGATTGCTTTTGACGATGGTCCGTACGTTGCAAGCCCGACATGGACTGACATCACTTCGTATGTTTACGACATGCAGATTGACCGTGGACGCTCTGACGACTGGGGCACTTTTTATGGCGCAGCCACCGTCACGCTGAACAACCGTGCGCGTACTTTTGACCCTTTCTACACATCAGGCACCTACTACGGCAAACTTCTACCGCGTCGCCAGATCCGCATCTCCGCTGTTTACGGCGCCACCACCTACCCCGTGTTCCGTGGCTTTGTCGCTGGCTGGCCACCCGTGTGGAGCGACGCCGGTCAAAACTCAACAGTCACCCTGTCTTGCTTCGACGCTATGGGGCTGTTGGCGTCTGACGCTCAGCCTGCGGACTGGAGCCGTCCCTACATCCTCAGCACCAACCCACGCCACTACTACCCATGTGATGAGCCTGTAGGCCCTTTCAGCGCTAACCAATCCGTCAAGGATTACGGCAGTGAGCCGTTAAACATGTTGACGACTGCAGCTGCTTCAAGTGGCGGTCAACTTGCTGTGGGCCTTGTGAATAGTTCAATCACGGGCACAGGATCTGACGCTGCAGCGTCTGCACAGGGCGGCACAAATAGCAGTCCAGGTAGCTTCTCGGTGTCGTGCTGGGCTATCCCTGACGGCTCAACCAGTGGAAGTTCACAATTTGTGACTGGCAGTATCTATAACCATTTTTTCTATTTTGGTTATTCAGCAAGTACTGGCAAGTTCTTTGTTGAAATTAGCGAGCCAACATTTGCCAACACCAAAATTGCCACTACAAACATTTCCACGTGGGACGCTGGAATGGCCCGTATGTTTTCATTTGACTGGAACAGTGCTGCACGCACTATCGCTATGTACATCGATGGTATTGCTGTCGCCACCACAACAACTAACAGCGCAGGCATTGTCGTAGCGTTACCCGAGGCCGTAAACATAGGGACAGGATCCGTGCAACAGGTCATCGTCTGGAGCACCGGCATCGCCCAGTCAATCTTTCAGGAAATCTACAAATACAGCACAGTGGCGTTCTCCGAATCGACTGCCGCACGGTTCAATCGCTTGATTGCTAACACTTCGTTCCCGTCTAGTTTGACCGCTGCTCCGTCCGCGCCAGCGTCAACGGTCCTCGAGTTAACAGACGACGCACCGATGACGACGGCAGAGCTGCAGAAGGTCGCCGACTCTGAGTACGCGCCGCTGTTCGTGACTCGTGCTGGCGTGTTGACGCTGTACAACCAAAACCAAATCCGCAGCCAGTCACGCTCGATTGTTTCTCAGGGCACCTACGGCACCGGGGGTTATGCCATCGGGCAGGACGTGGCCATCGCTTATGACGGCGACTCAATGCGTAACGAAGCCGATGTCACGATGTCTCAGGGCGGTGTTTACACAAAGAAGAACACGTCGAGCGTTGCGACCTATGGAGCTGCTGAAGCGTCCGTTGATACGCAGGTTGCCAGCCTTGCTAATGCTGTGGCGATTGGTGACATTGTCACTGGTTGGGGCGGTCAGGTTTACCCGAAGGCCGACCCTGTCGAGGTTGTGTTGTCCCCTGATGGGGACTGGAGCAACGCGCTAGATCGTGAGTTGAATGACCGCATCACGCTGGTTGTTTCTCCGCCGACTGGCAACTCAATTACGACGCCGATGTTGTTGTCTCGTATTACTCACTCGGTTGTGCCGGGCCGTTGGACGACGACTTTTGAGGGCTCTGCTCGGTGGGCTGCTGTTTTTATTCTCAACCAATCTCGACTGAACTCGACTGACCTTTTAGGATGATGTTATGACTTACCCTGTTTTTGCTAGCGGTGACGTGCTTAATGCGTCGGACATGAACGCTGTTGGCTTGTGGCTTGTAAAGTCGCAAACAGTGGGCAGTGGTGTCGGATCCGTTGCCATCACAAGCTGCTTTAACTCAGATTACCGCAACTACCGCGTGACCTTTGAGGGTGGCTCCCAATCGGGAAACAACCTTGCTCTACAGCTTCAATTTGCAAACACTGTCAACCATTTTGCCAACATGCGCTATGACTCATGGTCGGGTTTTGCTGCAGGCACTTTGCCTACTACGGCACAAAACTTTGCTTATTTTGGGTTAAGTGGTGCTAACAGCACGTGCACATTATCTATGGATGTTTTAGATCCATTCCTTGCCCAATACACCAAATACTCGGGCATGTTTACAGGCAATGACTACTACGGCACAGGTGGAGGTGTTTATGCCGCAAACACATCTCTCACAGGTTTCACAATTATCTTCCCGAGCTACACAAACACTGGTGGCATCGTGAAGGTTTACGGATACAGGGACTAAAACATGACCGAAGAAAAGAAACAACCACTCATTCAGATTGACGATGAAGTCCGAGAAATGACACCCGAGGAGATAGAAAATTATGAAGCGCTTAGTGCTCACGCTGTTTCTCTTGACAACCCTGAGTAGTTGCGCTGACCGCGTACGCCACAACTGCGACACAACCAAAGCCAACGGCCTACTAGAAAGACGATGCCCATGAAACCCGAAAACCGCCTTACCAACGAAGAAATCAAAGCCCGACTTATCCTCATCGTCGGCATCGCACTTTCGTTCTCATTCGTCGCAGCAATTGTCTCGCTGATCTACGGACTACTGTTCGTCACCCAACCAATCGACCAATCCCCTAACGACGCAGAAGCATGGGCAGTCCTCTCTCCAATGCTTATGACCCTCGCCGGCGGCCTTATCGGACTCCTCGCCGGCAACGGTCTGAAGGACAAACCAAAGGACCCGCCAAGTGCCCCGTAAGTATCCGTTCTACCCATCGTGGGACGGCAAGAAAGCATCGCCCGTGACCGAGAAGCTCATGGATCTGTGCAAGCGCCGCTGGGGGTTTACGAACCTAGGCATCTACGCCAACCGCCAGATGAGAGGCTCCAACAATCTTTCCGTTCACGCCACAGGCTTCGCCGTGGACATCGGCTACGGCACAGGCAAGGACGCCCGCGCCAAGGCCGTGCAAGCATGGGACTGGTTTCTGAAGTATTCCGAGGAGCTGCGTATCTGCGAGATACACGATTACGCATACAAGGACTGGGGTCGCGGATACAGGTGCTCTCGTGGCATTGGCACCAAAGGCGTCAAGGTGTTTACCGCTACAGACAACGCAGGCACACCCGGCGGGACATGGCTACACGTCGAAGTGTCCAACGACTGGGCATCTGCCGACGCGTTTGAGGCCGCATGGAGAGCGCTTCCTAAGCCATAGAACTCTCGCCGGCGACGGGACATTGCCCGCGAGATTAGGGGGTGGGGTCGATGTTTCTCCCCGATCCTGCCCCCGCCCCCTTTTAATGCTTGACATGTGTTTACACAGTCGCTACTGTGTTTACACAACGGGGTGCCCGCCCCACAAACACAGGAGAAACAAATGCCAGAAATGGATCTAGTCCACAGCCAAATCCTTGAGGGATACTGGTGGGGCCTCGACGCCTACGAAATTGCCGAACAGCTCGGTGAAGACCCACGCTGGGTCGCAACCGTTACCGACACCTTCCGAGACTTGGGGTACTAATGAACTTTTCAGACCTACCACTCTTCGCCGGCATTAACCGCCCGCCAGTTGACCGCAACGTCACACGCACAGGACCTCAGGAGACGTCACAGGACGCCGCTAGACGGGCGTTAGGGCGCACAGGCTCCCAACGACGCGCCATCTACGAGGAAATCCGTTCTCGAGGCACTGACGGTCTGACCTGCGATGAGATCTGCGTCATCTTGCAACTGCTCGTCCAGTCAGCCACCCCAGCCATCAACACGCTTGCCCGTGACGGCTGGCTTGAGGACTCAGGCCGTCGACGCAATACCCGTTCAGGCAACGCCGCAATAGTCTGGGTGGCCATCCCATGAACATCTTTTTCGTTTCAGTGCCCCTCTGCATCTTCTTTGGCTGCCTACTGCAAGCCATGTACGACGCCAGCAAAAACCCACGGCCCTACCACCACCGCCCATACAACTGGCAAGTAGAAGACGAGGAGCTATGGGACTGATACCCACGTTTCTCTATGAGGAACTACGCTCAGAGAACGGACTTGTTCTCGTCCAGATCTTTCGTGACATTCATAACCCGGACCTGATCATTCGCACCACCGTCGCCATTAGGCGCTGCCGTGGGCAAGTGTGGGGGCCACCTACCAAAGTTGAGAAGGTTGATTAAACGTGCATTGCTCTGCTTCGCAGTACTCACCGTATCTATCCCGTCCGTGCAAGCATCAGCTGCACCCGAGTGGAAATGCCCCCAGTGGCACGACCTATTCCGTAAACACAAACTCCCCATCGAATGGGCCGACAAAATCTGCTGGCGTGAGTCCCGAGGGATCGCACAAGCCATTGGCTGGAACTACCGCAAAGGAATGGACCACACCAACTGTGTGCTATCGCCGGCACCTACTTACAAGAATTGCTCGGCCGTTCGTTCTTATGATGTCGGCATTATGCAAATCAACTCGGGGCACAGATCGTTAACGGCTCGGGTATGTAAACGCCCAGCGCGTCAACTGATACGCTCTCTGACAGACCCTTCCTGCAACCTGAAGGTAGCCAGCGTCCTTTGGGACAATGGCAAAGGTGCAGCTCACTGGCGAGCAACGTCAGGCAAGTAAACATAAACATTGGGAGAAACAATGATCAACAAACCACACTCGGTTGCCCTCCGCTTAACACCTGAGGAATACACCGCCCTCGTCCATGTCCAACTGCGTGACGGCGACAAGACCCTTGCAGTGACCCTGCGTAAAGTTGTTGAGCCACTGGTTGCTGATGGCGCTAAGTCCCTTGAGGCCATCCGCAAGAAAGCAGAAGCCAAAGCAAAGCGCGACGCCAAGAAAGCAGCAGCCAATGTCGTTCTCTGATGATGCACTAGCCCAGCGCCTAAAGAACCTCGCCACAGATCGTCACCTTTCCGGTGACGCTGTCGGCGCTAAATGGCTTTACGAAGCAGCTGCTCGACTTCTTGAATTGTCCGACATCGTAAACACTTGGCACCCATCTATCGGGGCACGTACTGAGGCGTCAACATTTGAGTCATACGGCGAGACCGTTGTGTTTAAGGTAAAGAACCCTTGGGAGGACATGCCATGAGTCTGGAAGATTACGAACCAGTAGCGGTGCGCTTAGCGCGTTTACTGGCAACACTTAGGGCTCGAGACATTGACCCTCGGATTATTACAGTCATGCTGTCTCAGCCGGGCGCTGATGTCTGCGTGTTCCGTGCAGAGCTGTGGATTGGCGACCAACTGATGGCCACTGGGCATGCTGAGGAGGTGCGTGACACTTCCGGCAAGCGCACCGTTAACGCTTCTTCCCACGTTGAGAACTGCGAGACAAGTAGCCTCGGGCGTCTTTGCGAATCATACGCACCGACATCTGACCACACCAAGCGCCCGTCTCGAGAAGAGATGCAGAAAGTCCAGAGGGTCTCGGGGGCTACCACGATTACCGAAAGCGGCGACCTTGCCAGCGATAAGCAGCGCAACATGATCCGCGCGGTCTGCAAGTCGCTAGGCAAGACACCACCGGTCAACCTCGACGGCTTCACTAAGCGTCAGGCATCTGCATACATTGACGAGCTCAAGCGTCTCGAGGCTGGCGAGCAACCAGCACCGCCAGACGATTACGACACCCCTGAGGAGCCCTTCTGATGGACAGCGGAACTATGCGCGATTACATCTCTGACCTTGTCCTGCAAGTTAACGACCTACAAGATCAGGTCCGTTTCTGGCAGGCAACCGCACAGCAAGCAATGGAAAACACAGACAAGGCCCTAGCGGTTATTGAGCTGCACAAAGCCATCAAGACAGAACTAGAGAAAGCAGCCAATGGTTGAGTTCTTCTACTTCTTGTCGCACTCGTTTCTAATGATGGTGCTGGGCGCATGGCTCGCCCGTAAACACATCTAGGGGGATTATGGAATCGTCAGCACATGCAGTCGAAATGAACAGCCTCAAGCAACAGCTCGAGATGGCCCTACGCGCACGTGCTCGATGGGAAGGCACAGCCAACATCCTCGCCGGCGAAATCAAAGACCTTCTAGGCACCGCCGACATGTACAAGCGCTACGAGTCACACGCACTGCACTGGGCATGGGAGAAGACCGATGGACATGACTGAGAGGATTTTCCAAGATCACATCTTGCAGCTCTGTTCTATGTACGGCTGGTTGGCGCATCATGTGCCACCAATGCGCTACAACAACAAGAACGCCCTCGGAAACAACTGGGGCACAGGCGGTCTCGCCGGCATGCCAGATCTAACGCTCATCTCCCAGCGGGGGCAGGGCATCATCTATGCAGAGTTGAAGACCGCTACAGGCAAGCTCTCAGCACAGCAGACACAAATCCTGAGCACCCTGCACCGCAACGGTGCCGAGGTGTATGTTTGGCGTCCATCCGATCTGAACAAAATCGCCCAGAGGTTGTCAGGTCTTAAACCCCTCGAGGGGTGAGTGCGAGCATTCATTTCACGGGCAGTAAACCTGTCGCGAACGGCTCACCCCTCACCCCCTAACTGAATACGACCATGGCCACGTACGGGATTGCACTGTGCTGGTAAACACACACGGAAACGTGGGTAGAGCCCCATGCCCAAAGAGGTAGGGGTGCAGCGTCCAAACGTCATAAATGCGAATGGTGTCCGTCCACTGGTGTTGTTAGAACATCCGGCAGCCTGAGCTACTTGCTCGAAGTGTGGGGGGCAAGCACCGAGACCAACCTGTGCCTAACATGAAACCAACCGCAGCGCGCAAGCGCAAGGGCGGTAGGAGAAACACACCAACAGGAGTAAACATGGCAAGCCCATACGCACACCCCGAATACCAACGCAACCGCAAGATAATCCTCGCCGGCACACAACTCACCTGCGCCATCTGCGGACACGGCGACATCGCTGGACAGAAGTGGACAGCAGATCACATCATCCCCCTCATGGCAGGCGGAGACCACAGCATCTCGAACCTCCAGCCAGCCCACAGCCGATGCAACAGCAGACGAGGGTCCCTCGACCAAGCACGAGCCAACCACCAAAAAATCGCCGGCAGAAACCAAGCCGTAAACACAGCCCGCCGCGCCGACCCAGCCCCCGAAAGGACTGCATCACCACCCGAAGCATTTTTTTCCACAGACCCACTGAC